AGCTTGGTGACAGCGGCTGGCACAGGATTGCGCTCGCTATGAAGAAACTAGTAGACCTGATGTTGGATTCCGGCGTGTTCAGCGCCTGGTCCCGTGACGAAGAAATCAACCTCAAGGAATACATTGCCTACCTCAAGCGGCATCAGAAGCGACTTTTCAGCTACGTCTCGCTCGATGTCATTCCCGGCAAGTTTGGTCGCAAGCGCACTACCGATGAAGTGGAGAAGTCCGGCGCTGGCTCCTACCGCAATCACCAGATCATGAAGGATGCAAATTTGCATCCGATACCCGTGTTTCACCAGGACGAAAGTTGGCGTTGGCTGGAGAAGCTCCTGGCCGATGGCGAAACCTATATCGGTATCTCGTCGGCAAAGGACAAGTGGGCGCGCTCGCAACGCCAGTGGCTCGACGAAGTCTTTACCGTGCTCACCGACAGCAAAGGTCTGCCACTGGTCAGGACCCACGGGTTTGGCATCACCAATCCACGCCTGCTAATGCGGTACCCATTCCATACAGTGGACAGCACCACCTGGACCCTGACCCCTGGCTATGGGCAAATCTGCATCCCAGATCTGGGCATCGCTGACAACTATGATGCTCCACCGACGCGGGTCGTGATATCCGGCGTGCAGCATGACAATCAAACCAACCAACGTCTGCAGTTCGATGGCTGGGGGCAGTACAAAGGCAAGGGCCTGTACGAAGCAGTAGTCAAAGACTTTCTGACACAAGAGTGCTCAGTCGAGGTGGCAGAGGCGCGCTATGGGACCACGATCCGTCGCCGTGCCATGTTGATCTACTATCTCGGTTTGTGCAGCACCATCAAGAACATTCGCTTCACCGAACCCGCAGCCAACTTCTGGCTCAACGTCAAAGTCCCGCCCAAACTCAAGGGCATCGAGATCCCGCAGTTGAGCATCATGTATGCAACCAACCTGTCAAAGGAATGGTCGTACCTGCTCAATACAGTCGGTGCCAACACCCGCCTGCTGTCCTACTATGAACTGAAGGACAAGCCCGACCAGATACTCATCGATTATGTCACCAAAGGCACAATCGATGAGTACGTGAAGCGCAAACCCAAACATTCATTCGAGTCCGAGACCTACCGCAACTTCCGCCGCCTCGGGTTGCTTGACCGTCATCGCAAGTACTCAGAGCGCGATACAGAGGGGACCTGACATGGAGCGCGAGTATCTGTTGAAGACATTGGAACTGGTCGCACCCGCGCTGTCGACCAACACGCTCATCCCAGTGCTGCAACATTTCTGGTTCACCGGTAAGCGGGTGATGGCGTACAATGATACGATCGCGATCAGCACTCCATTAGAGACACCCTTTGCGGGGGCCGTGCCCGGCGTCACCCTACTCGATTTGCTGCGCACCATATCGGCGACGGAACTCACATTGCAGACCGACAAGGACATCCTCTCGATCAAAGTCGGCACGCGCGGCCACTACAAACTCGGACTGATGACGCCCGACAAATACGAGTCGCTTTTTTCTATGCCTAAATTCGGTGCTACTGACATCTCTGGTACCAAAGGTTTCATGAGCGGTATCTCCAATTGCATTCGCTCCGTCAGTACCGACACCTCTGTGCGTGAACAGCTCGGCATTACGGTCATCAGCATCGAAGGTGGCCTGCATCTGTATGCGACCAATAACGCTACTCTCGCCCACTCGCGTGTCAGCCAGCAAGCAACCGTCAAGTTCACACGCGTAATCCTGTCGGGTCCGTTCTGTGAGCAAATGATCAAACTGTCGGAACAGTCCGGCAAGCATCTCGTTTCAATTTCGACCGATCATGCCATGTTCTCAGCCGATCAGACACTGCTGTTTGGTCGATTGATCGAACCAGCCAGTACTGAACTGGACTTCGCCGGTGTGCTGAAACACCACCTCCCCAAAGACTACAAGGCCGACCTGTGGCCGATCCCGAAGAAGATGACCGAGATCATCGACCGCGCCTGCATTGTCACCAGCGCCACGATCGATAAGACCCGCACCCACATCAACCTCAACGGCAAAGACATGTTGCAGTTCTTCTCCAAGTCGGAGAGGGGCGAGGCTCGCGACAACCTGCGTGCCCCTGACACCCAGGACGCAGTCGAGATCAACATTGATCCCGTGCTGCTAAAAAGTGGACTGGACTATAAGAAGGTACTGTTCACCAATGAGTGCGTGATCTTCACCGATGAAGATCACCGACACTTGTACCTGGTAGGAGCATCGAAGCGATGAACTTCTTCCCCTGTGGTACTAAAGTCCAAGCGGACTCGATCCAAGGGTACTCCACGGATTTCCTGCAACGCAGTGGCTGCGCGATCTGCACGCTCAACCACAATACCAAACTGCACAATCCCTACATGGAACCCAGTGGGTCCATCAACCCGATTGCCTACTGTCTCGGCGAAGCACCGGGAGCAGACGAGGACCATCGGGGTATTCCATTTGTTGGTAAGGCCGGTCGGGTACTGCGGTTTCGGATACCACCCGAATGGGAAGAGCATGTGCGGTTCAACAATTGCGTCCGCACCCGTCCCGAAGAGAACCGCACGCCGACACCATTCGAACTGGAATGTTGTCGCCCATCAATCATTGCCGACATCGAATTGACGCAACCTGTCGCGATCTTCGGGTTTGGCAATGTGCCCCTGCAATGGGCGTTGAAGCAGACCCGCATCACCAATTGGTGCGGGCGTCGCGTACCAGTCATGATCGGACGCCACAAGTGCTGGTATTTCCCGATGCTGCATCCATCCTATATCTTGCGCAGCCGCAAGTTCGTACCGCGAACAGTAGATGAGTACGGCAGCGAAGACGAGTTCAAGTTCGCACTCGACATGCGTAATGCCTTTGCGTTCCTGCAAGGCGATGTGCCTGAACCCGTGATCCACACCCCCGAAGATGCCATGCGTAATGTCGAGTTCGTCACGGGTCACTCCTCGACCGACAAGGATCGAGTACTCGCACACCTACGCGAGGCATCACAGGATAAGGTCGTCGGCCTTGATTTGGAAACCCATCAGTTGCGCCCCTACCATGCAGACTCGGAGATTCTGACAGCCGCTGTCGCCCGCAAGGATCTCAGTCTCGCGTTTCCATTGCATCACCCGGGTGCCGGTTGGTCCGAGGATGAGCGCGAAGAAGTCGAGACTGCATTCGAGGACTTCCTGTATCGGGGTCAGTGCCGCAAGATCGCCCACCACCTGTCGTTCGAGATGGAATGGTGTGCTGAGTTCTATGGCAAAGAGTGTCTACGTGCTGGCCTTTGGGGCGATACCGAAATCCAGGCATGGGTACTTGACGAACGACGCGGCATGCATTCCCTCAATATTCTATGCCAGCAGTACTTCGGGCTCGACCTCAAACGGATTTCCAACGTCGATTCAAAACGCTTGCGGGACACACCCGTTGAGCAAGTGCTCCCGTACAATGGTATGGACTCGAAGTACCATCGGGCATTATATTGGGCGCAACACCAGGAGTTGCAGAACCAAAGGTTGAGTGATGTCTATTCCAACATGATGTTGCCCCGTGTCGCGACCATGGTGCTGACCCAACGCAAAGGAGTACCCATTGATCAAAAGCAGGTCGATGCTTTTGACGAACTCTACAGCAATAAGTTGGATGATGTAGAAGCGGAGATCGATGCATCGCCAGAGGGCAAGGCATTCTTTGACCTGACAGGGCACGACTACAGACCGGGTGCACCACATGATGTGACCCGCATGGTGCGCGAGATTCTGCAGACCAAGGACATCGAAAATGTCAACCAGAAGACCCTCGAGCATATCGACCATCAGATCATTGAGAAGACCCTGCGCTGGCGCAAGGCGAACAAGATCCGCTCGACCTATGTATTGCCCGTGGCCAAAGGGTCGGCCCACATCTATCCTGACAAGCTTTTGCATCCGGTAATTTCCCTCACGCAGACCCGCACCTCGCGTACCTCAACCGAAGACGTCAACGTACAGAACTTCCCCAAGCGTCAGAACAAGGAGATACGCAAGGTCGTCGCACGCAAGAACTACAAGGTGGTATCTTTCGACTATGGGCAAATCCAGGCACGCAATGTGGCGATGGAATCCCTCGACAAGAAACTGATCAAGGCATTTTGGGATCGTTACGACATCCACGAGGACTGGATGGAACGCATCGCCTCCGCAGAGGATGGCT